AGAGGTACTCACTCTTATTGCAGATAGAATAGAAACCCTTAAAAACCAAGCATAATGGCATTACCTAAAGTATTATTTAATATCGCCAGAGACGGACTCGGTAGAACTGCAACTATCCAAAAGACTACAGGACTCATTGCAACGGGAGTAACAGTGAGTGGCAAAGTAGAGCTGGGCAAGTCGTACCAAGTCTTCTCTCTCAAAGAAGCTGTAGTTCTTGGAATATCAGAGACTGAAAATGCCTTTGCCTACAAACACGTGAGGGCATTCTATAACCAAGCTCCAACGGGTACTCCTTTATGGGTAATGCTCGTATCGGATGCCACTACTATGACGGCAATGCTTGACAAAGATGGTGTCTTTGCTCCAACTCTCATAGCTGATGCCAGAGGAGCTATCCGTGTACTGGGTGTGGTGAAAAAAGCTACAGGTAGTGAAACCATTACTGCGGGTTTAGATGCCGATGTACAAACAGCTGTAGTGAAAGGGCAAGCCCTTGCAGAACACTTTGAAAAGAAGTATATGCCCTTTAGGATAGTGGTGTCGGGCAATCGTTGGAATGGACAAGTAGCTGACCTTACTAACTTTTCCGAAAGCGAACTCAACAAAGTAGCTTGCTTTATCGCCAATGACGACAGAGAGAAAGATGCTGCTATAGGGCTTTTTTTAGGTAAAATCACAAAAATACCCGTACAGCGCAAAATTCACCGTGTGAAAGACGGCAATGTATTGCCCTTAGTAGCTTACTTTACCGACGGCGCTACTATTGACAGCAAGGCAGACCAGTGGGACGCACTCGATGATAAAGGGTATATCTTCTTTCGCACCTTTGTAGGGCGTTCAGGCTACTACTTTTCAGGTGATAATACCCTTACCAGACCTATAGATGACTTCAGAAGCCTTAGTAATGGACTTGTTATGGACAAGGCAATGCTCCTAAGCTATGGGGTGTTGGTAGAGGAACTTAGTGATGAGGTTCTTCTCTCAGAAGATGGAAGTATTCATCCTGCTATTATCAAGGGTTGGCAAACGAAACTTGAAAGTACTCTACAAAGCCAAATGGTCTCACAAGGTGAGCTTTCGGCAGTAAAGATTGATATAGACCCTACACAACGTGTGCTACAAACGGGTAGAGTGGTGATAGGCATCAAACTATTGCCTGTGGGCTATGCTGACTTCATAGAGGTAAACATTGGTTTTACTACAACAATTACCCCATAAGGTAATTAATCATTAATAATTAACCATTAATTATTAGAAAAAATGGCAACATTCAACAGCAAACAATATGCGTGGTGTGAACTCTCTATCGCCTTTGCAGGGCGTATCATTATAGGAGTTACGGAGGTGGAATACACCGAGAAGCGAGAGAAAGGCTTACTCTATGGACGTGGATGTAAGCCCCATGGGATTATGGCGGGTAACAGTAGCTTTGAGGGTAAAATAAGCCTTTGGCAAAGTGAGCTTGAGGCAATGACCCGTGATGCTCCTAATAACGATATACTTAGTCTTAGCTTCGACCTTGTCGTCTCCTATGTGCCCTTGAACGGAGGGCAGATAGTTACCGATATTCTTAAACATGTGGAGTTTACCGATGTTAAAAAAGGAATGAAGCAGGGTGATAAGAATATGATAGTGGAGCTTCCTATCATCTTTACAGATATAAAGCGCCAAGCATAAACTATATCCACAATTTAAGAACCTTTTAAAAGCAGTTTAAAATGATAACAAAAGAACAAATCCAAGAATGGAAAAAGCAGTACAAAGACATCTTTGTAATTAGTGTAGAAGACAAAAAGGTATACTTGCGTACCCCCGACCGTAAAACCCTTAGCTATGCTTCAACCTTGGCGACCAAAGACCCTCTAAGGTTTAATGAGGTAATACTTGAGAACTGTTGGTTGGGTGGCGATGAGGAGATAAAAACAAACGATGAGTTGTTCCTCGCCGTAAGTAGCAAACTACCCGACCTTATACAAATCAAAGAGGCTACATTGGAAAAGCTCTAAGTGATGCGGAAAGAGACGAGGGACGGGATTGGCTTCGTATCACCAACGCCTCACTGCGTTATTATATGCATATTGCCAATCCCGACGACCTCTCTGATACCCAGTGGGCTATGCGAGTAAAAGAATTAGAATGGCTTAGGCAAAAGGAGAAGGAACAATACAAGTAGTATAGGTAGTTTGTTGTTGTCTTTCACGCTCTCTTGCTTGTTCGGCTCCTTTGGAGAGCATAAGGGCAAGTATTGCTACAAGAAAAAAGAAAACCGCACTGGCAATAGCTGTAGTGGTGTATTTTCTCTTAGTACTGGGCTCCTTCTCGGTAAAAGCCCTATAAGTAGCATAGAAAGGCACACAAAAAAGGGCAGCCCCATAGAAAAATCCCGCACCAATAAGTAATAATAAGCCTATAGAAGCAAGGAAGTTAAAGAAAAACAATAAGACTCTCATCGTGGCAAATATTTTAGAATACACATTAACGCTTAAAGATTTAGTCAGTGCAAAGTTACAAAAAATTGGCATAACTAACGATGCTATGCTGGATAAATTTGGTGAGCTACAGGCAACACAAGCAAAAGTCACTAAAGGCTTTGCCCAGATGGGGACTTCTGTACATACTTTGCAACAGAAAATAGCCTTACTCAAAGCCGAAAGAGACTTATTGCCCGTAGAAAACTTGGCTGTTATTCGCAAGTACAACAGCGAGATAAACAAGTTAGAGCGTAGTATTACTAAATTGCAAACCCTCAATGGTAGTAAAATAAAGACGTGGTTTTCCGAAGCCCTAAACAGCCTACCAGGAATAGCTACTAACCCTCTTATATTGGCGGGAGCCGTGATAGGGGGAAGTATCAAAAAGGGTATGGAGGCAGACCTACAACAAGCCAATATCACCACTTTGCTTCGTGGCGATGTAGAAAAAGCGAAAGCCTTATATGCTCAACTCTCTGATTATGGTGTAAAAACACCCTATGACAAGGCAGGACTTATTGAAGCACAAAAGACGATGATGTCCTTCGGGCTTTCCTCTGAGTTTGCTTTTGGCAAGCTCAAGAATATAGGAGATATTGCTATGGGCGATGCGCAGAAAATGCAAAGTCTATCACTTGCTTTTGCACAAGCCACCTCGGCAGGCAAGCTACAAGGGCAGGATTTAATGCAGATGATTAATGCAGGCTTCAACCCATTGCAAGTGATAAGCGAACGTACGGGGGAAAGTATGGCAAAGCTCAAAGAGCGAATGAGCAAGGGGGGTATTTCAGCACAAGAGTTGGCACAAGCCTTTGAATGGGCAACTGATAAACAAGGACTGTTCTATCAAGGTGCAGAAAAGGCGGGACAAACTCTCAGCGGTAAGTTCAACAAGATGATGGATTCTATCACCGAGCTTGCTCTAAGAGTATATGAAGTTATTAGTCCTATGCTTGGCCCCTTGGTAGACTTTATGTCCGCCGTCTTTGAGAGTATAGGGGGAGGTATAGGTTGGCTTATTCAGAAGTTTCAAGAGGGGAATCCTGTTATATGGGGTATTGCAGGAGCTATAGGTATATTCACCACAGCATTGATACTACACAACACCTATACAGCTATTGCTACGGCTTGGCAAAATAGGCTCACCTGGGCAGTGATTAAGACGAACCTCGCCTTTTTAGCCAACCCTATCACGTTGGTAATAGCGGGTATTATTACTCTTATAGCTATGATTGCCTATTGCATTGTAGGGGTAAGTGGTTGGGGTAAGGCCTGGGAATATACTGTGCAAGGTATGAAATACAGTTGGGAGGCTTTTATCCTTACTTATCAGGCTCATTGGAATACAGCAGTCAATGCTTTTATGGCAGGTATAGATGCTTGTAAACTTGCTTGGTATAAGTTCAAAGAAGCCGTTGGCTTAGGTGATAGTACCGAGAACCAAGCGATGATTAGCAAGATACAAAACGACTTGCAGGAGCGTGCTAAATCGGTTACCGAAGGTTATAAGAAGGCGAGCGAGGCAGGAGCCAAAGCCAAAGAAGCCTTCGGCAAGGCGTGGGACTCCTTAGAGTTTAAGAGCTTTAAGGAAGTAAAAGACGGGCTAATGGGCAAGCTGGGTATGAAAACTGAAAGTAGTTCCATGCCAGGGATAAGCCCTATTACAGGAGACGCTACAGCTACCACAGGAGAAGGAGCAAAAACTAAGGACAACATCGTATCAGGAGGCACCAGACAAACGCATATCAATATACAGATAGGCAATGTAGGCACCGATACTAAGGTATATGTATCGTCCGTACGTGAAGGAGTAGAGAACTTTGGGGCAATGGTGAAAGAGGAACTCCTCAGAGCAATTAATAGTATAAACCAGTTGCAGACAAGCTAATGAAAGATATACTCATAGATGACAACAATGACCTACGCCTATTGGCAGGTGATTTTGAGGTGGGGTACTCTGATAACCAACAACAAAAGGCTATACTCACTACTGAAAAGGGAGAATGGAAAGAACACCCTGAAGTAGGGGTAGGCATAGCCCAAATGCTCGCTGATGACCTCTATACTGAAGTACTCATCGAAATAAAGAAACAATTGGAGTATGATGGTATGCAGATTAATGATGTAGCCCTACAAGAGGGTGGCAAATTACTAATTGATGGACAATATAATTAATCTATGGCACTAAACAAACAAGCACTTAAACAAGGAATTATCGCCTTACAACAAGATATGCAACACAAAACAGATGCCTCAATGGAGGAATATGCTGAACGCTTAGCCTCCCTTATTGATGCCTTTGTCAGAAGTGGCGAGGTAACAGTGCAACCAGGTATATCCGTAAGCACGGCGGGAACGGCAGCCGCGCAGACAGGTACCACTACCAGTACAGGAGCGGGAACCATAAGCTAAAAAATAAACAAACAACGATGACAACACTCAATTACATTTTACAAGGATTTGGATTTAAGAATACACAAGACTTTCTGCAATCCACCTTTGGGCACCTCAATTCATTATCAATTATCAAGATGGACATTATACTCTCCTTCCTGTTTGGAACTGTACATTTCCTCTTTGGGTTCAACCACCTATTCCTTACTGCTTATGTGGTATTGCTCATTTTTGAATGGATAACAGGCGTACAAGCCTCAAGGAAGAGAGGAGAGAAGCACGAAAGCCGTAAGTTTGGTCGTATGCTCCTAAAGATAGCCACCTACCTTGTACCTATCTATATACTACATACCTTCTCGGCTAATGTAGCGTTTCCAAGCATCGGAGGCTTTGAGTTTGACCCTTTCCATTGGCTCTATTGGGTCGTACTGATAGCTATTATTTGGCAACTTGTAGTGAGTCTCTTGGAGAACTTAGATTGTTTAGGCTTTCGCTTTGCTAAAGTACTGCTCAAGATAATCAATAAGAAGTTTTATAAAACCTTTGAGCTCAGCGACAACGATGATAACAGTATTACATAATCAGTCACTATTAGACCTCGCCCTACAGCATACAGGAGGTATTGAGAGTATCTTTGAGTTGGCTGTTCTCAATGGAAAGAGCGTTACCGATGATATGGTAGCGGGAGCTTCCCTCCTTGTAGAGGCTACCACCAACAAAGATGTATTAGCCTATTACACGGCTAAAAACATACAACCCGCCACAGCCTTTACCAAGGCCGACGAGCAAGTCTTTGAACGCCTTGAAGGTATCAGTATATGGGCAATTAACCTTGATTTTATAATTAGCTAATTGACAAATTAACTAATTGGCAAATTAACAAATTAACCTATGGCACGAACAATACAAGAGATACAAACCCTTATTCTACAGGCTAAGGCACAAGAGCCCGCCCTTAATGAGCTCAACAGCACTTCCAAAGTAGCTATATGGCGCTTGTGGGTCTATATCATAGCGGTGGCGATATGGAGCCTGGAGAAGCTATTCGACCTACATAGGGCGGATATAGATAGGAGAATTGCCGAGCTCAAACCAGGTACGGCCAAGTGGTACCATAGCAAGGCTTTAGCTTTCCAATACGGCTTTGACCTACTACCCGATAGTGACAAGTTCAACAATCAGGGGCACACGGAGGAACAGATAGAAGCGAGCCGCGTAGTCAAGTATTGTGCTGTTACCGATGCCCCTACAGAGAGCCGTATCGTCATTAAGATAGCTACCGACAATGCAGGTACACTCACCCCCGTGACGGCTCACCAGCAAGAGGCATTTAGCCGCTATATCAATGAAATCAAGTATGCGGGGGTCTATGTTACCATTCTGAACAATGAGCCCGATTGGCTCAAGCTCTCTATCCGTATTGTCCGCAATCCACTTATCTTGGACGAGAATGGAATGAACGTCAATTCGGGCAAGCAAACGGTAAAAGAGGCTATTAAGGACTATCTCAAGAAGTTACCTTTCAACGGTGAGCTTTCCCTACAAGCCCTTACCGATGTTATTCAAGGGGTGGAGGGAGTTAAGGACGTGAGTATCGACAATGCCCAAACCAAGTGGATAGAGGGGAGTATCTGGGGTAGTTTTCAGGAGATTAATATCAGCCAAATCCCCCAGAGTGGTTACTTTGCCGTGAATTTTGATACCAATAACGATACCAAAAGCACCATTACCTACCTATGAGAATCTTTGAACTCAACTTGCGGAGGCTTGTGATCTTGCTACTGCCTACATTTTTAAGAAAAGCCCGCCTTGTCGCTTGGTTACAGATCCTTATTGCTCCCTTGGAACAACTCCAATATAGCTTTAACCAAAAGCGAAATAGCGACCTGGTAACCCTAACCCATAACGGACAAAGGTGCTATCTGAGGAAGATACTCAATGATACTTTTGACCAAGGCCTAAGACGAATCCGTATAGAGGATATGACCCACTTTAACGCCGTGTATATTTATACCGATTCGGAAAATCAGCCTGTATATCTGGAGGAAAAGTACCTATATACGTCTGGGGAAATGCAGGTGAATGGAGTGAATTTCTCTATACATATCCCGAATGAATTACGAGCAAGAGAAGTAGAAATCAATGCCCTTATTGAGGCCTACAAAATAGCATCAAAGCGATATATAATCATCTATGAATAGAATCAATTTTGACAATACAGGAGGGTTTCCATTAGGCGCCTATACCCTCGACTTTATGCAGAAAAGCTACCAATTGCTCAATGCCCTGGGAAATATTTCGGGGAACCTAAGTATCCTATCGGGATGCGAAGAGGTAGGTCGTAGCATCACCGACGGAGTGGTATATATTAATGGTGAGGTACTCCCTTTCAAAGGGGCTCCCATATCCGAAAAGGTCATTATCGTAGAGACCTCGCAAAAGCGAATCTTCAAAGACGGCGTAGAGAGGGCAGTAGAATATAGCCGCTATGCTACTTTTGGCAATAGCACAAGCGGACACCTATGGGCAGATTTTAAAAGACCCTTAAGCAACCAACAAATAGAAGCCCAATCTTTTACAGAGGAAAATTCCTTACTCAAGCGCTTGGAACTCCTCGAAGAGCGGGTAGGAAAAACGGTGCCTATAGGGCTGGTGGCGATATGGGGAAAGCCCGCTGATATCCCACTACCCGAAGGCTGGCGAGAATACGAGCCTTTGAGGGGAAGAATGCCCATAGGAAAGGTAAATGACCTATTGGAAGATGCCTATTTGGCTAAATTTGGATTACATCAGATAGGCCATGAGGATGGCGAATATGAACACAAGCTCACAATTGAGGAAATGCCAAGCCATAATCATAGCATATCTTTCAATAAGACTCAAGATGACCAGGGCTTTGGGACACATGAAGACGAATTTTCTATTGGAACAGCTAATTTAGCCCAAACAACATATGAGGGCGGCGACCGGCCTCATAACAATATGCCTCCTTATAGAGTAATTCGTTTTATTGAATTTGTCGGCTTCTAAAACCTTATAACCATTTACCATAAAGCACTATGATAACACCTATATCTTCTCTCAAGCGTTGGTTCGCCAATTTTAAAAAACCCACTCAAGAGCAATTCTGGGCGTGGCTCGACAGCTACTGGCACAAGTCCGAAAAGATACCCATGGACACCATAGATGGCCTGGAAAATGCCATACGAGGGACGGCCTCTGCCGATCAGTTGCGCAATCACCTTACAGATAGCCAGGCTCACCAAGAGCTGTTTGCCACAAAGGTAGATAAGGAGGCGGGTAAGGGGCTCTCCTCCAATGACTATACGAACGCAGAAAAGAGCACCAACCAGGCCAACGCCAAAAAGCGGGTAGTAAACCTCACCGTAACAGGCGATGTGGATAAGATCATCACCATAACCTTTGCAGACGGAACTGCCCTACAAGCCCCCTTTACGGACAAGGATACCCTTCCTGAGAACTTGGCCGACATCAAACTCAATTCTCTCAACTTCAACCATGAAACAGGAGTCCTCACAGGTCTCCGCTCGGACGGCCAACAACTCACTGTAAGCCTTGATGGCCGCTATGCCCTCCTTGGACATACCCACCCAGAATACGCCTATCGCACACATACCCATAGCGAGTATGCTCCAAAGGAGCATAGGCACCACTTGGATGATATAGATGGGGCGCCTGAGATAAGTGCAAGCCCTCGGAATTATAAGATGAGCGGGAATATCACTATCACCCATGAGCATAATGGAGCGGTGATTTTCCTTGAAGGTACGTCCAGAATCACTATTAGTGACCAGGTGCATGACTTGGATTGCTTTTCGTTTAGGAAGACGACAGGAGATATAACAGCCTTTGACGGCCTCATTAAGACAATAAGATATACGGGAGATAATGCTTTTGTAGGGAATGAAGGATCTACAGCAGTGGTGAGTGTGTATGGGGATAAGTGCTATATAGATATTAGGAATGTGTAATCCCCCATTCCCCTATAGAGGGGCAATTATCAATGACCATTAACCATTAATACTTAAAAGAGATGAATGCGATACAATATTTTGATTGGGGTGATTTTTATCGTCCTTTTTCTACCTTAAGAGTTAAGAGTTTTTTTTTACTCCCTATAGGGGAAAAACTTTTTAATTCTATGAGAGAAGAAAAGCCTTTTAGGCCTCTACCTTTTAGATATAGTGTAAGCCATGGAGATAATGTAGGGGAATATCAGTTTTTTGATGTTAGGCATTACATGTACAAGGAGGAAAATGACCTTGTCATAAAAACTCTTTGTAACAGAGAAATAGGAGGTTTGCTTACCCTTCCACTACGTTTTTTTCAGCTTTTTTCCAATAGTTTAATATTTGCCGAATCTACTAAAAAAGTAATAGTGGGGAATTTCTATATCAATGGTCGAAAGATTGGAGCAACTACAGCCCCTTATTATAATTCATCTATGACTTTTCATTATGGTATGGTTCTTCTAAATATGTTAGCTTACCCTAAATTTATTGTTTATGAGGACAATCAAGAGCCATTTCTTTTTAGTCATATTGTAGGGAAAGAACTAATCCTTGATCCTACCGAGTATTATATAGAATATCAGAAATATAGCCTTTAATTATTAAAAAACCAAAATCATGGAGAATTTATAAAAAAATACCCGACATGCACTAAATAACTAATCAATTAACTTTATCACCATGAAAAAAAGCAAACGAACCATTCATTACCTCGTCGTTCATTGCTCCGCAACTCCTGAAGGACGAGACCACACCGCTAAGGATATAGACCTATGGCATCGCCAACGTGGGTTCCAAGAGATAGGCTACAATTATGTTATCCGATTGGACGGCTCTATAGAGCTCGGCCGTGATGTGGATAAGATACCTGCCCATGTGGAGGGGCATAACAAAGACAGCATAGGAATCTGTTACATCGGTGGGTGCGAGCCGCACGGGCAATTAGTCAAAGATAAAATGATTTTTCAGGCAAAAGATACCCGTACCCCCGCCCAAAAAGAAGCCCTAATAAAGCTCCTTAAGGAGCTCAAAAAGTTGTATCCTGATGCAGTAATCCAAGGGCATAGAGACTTTGCGGGAGTAAAAAAGGCCTGCCCGTGCTTTAATGCTAAGGAGGAGTATAAGAATATTTAATCGTAAATTGTTAATTATGAAAGAAGTAAATGAACTAAAAAAAGAGTATGAAAGCCTACTGACTAAGGTAGAGCAATTGCCACGAAGCCGAGAACTTGCGCTTGTGATTACCAAGTTGGAAGAGGGGCTTATGTGGCTCGAAAAATCAATCAAAAAAAGTCAAAGTAATGTATGAAAAAGTTTTTGAGTTTACTATTAGCCCTTATACTGCTTTTCGGTTGCAGGAGCAGAAAATCAAACCGAACCGAGCACAGAGAAGAGCAGCGGAGCGAAAGAAAGGAGGTAAAAGACAGCTCCTCACACGTAGAGAAGTCTCAAAAGGTCGCTACTATTGATCTTCAGCACTCACAATCTTACGAACTCACCCTTGAGAGTGATAGGGATAGCATCGGCAATGCTAAGGAGTTGGTATATTACCACATACGAGACGGCGACAGCGAGACCATAAGAGTACAGGGCGGAAAGGCCATTATTAAAGTAAAAAATGAAGATCGAAAAGTGAAGCATGAGGCCGATAGTACTCTTTTATATAATACGAAAATATCCACAAAAAACCGATACCAAATACAAACTTTCACTAAAGAAAAGCAAGTGCAAAAACGCATCAAAAGTAGCCCCGTAAGGCTCTCCTTTTGGCTATTGTTAATCGCTGTATTAGTCTTTATTCTTTGGAAATACAAGCCGTTTCGGTGAAGTTTAAACAGCTTTTAAAATGCTTTTAAACCCTGCTAAAATAGGAGGATAGGCAGTAAAAAATGTCCTCCGCTTTTTAGATAGTTTCTCACGCTAAAATAAAAAACGAACCCGAAAGCCCTACGGAGGACAATATGTCTTCTGTGGGTTTTCGGGTTTGTCTATTTTTAGCGTGAGAGGCACAAAAGTACAACAATTTTCTAAATAATCAAAATCGTACATGGCAAAATTCAATTATAAAGAACAACACGCTATCATCATCAAAGTGAGTAGCGAACAAGAGCAAAAAGAACTATTCTAGAAACTCCAAAAAATGGGGTTCACTAACCTTAAAGTAGTAAGCGTATAATGGAAATCAAAATTAAACACACCAGCGAAAACTTCAAAACCTTTCGCGCCGAAAAAGTAAAGTCCCTTTTCAACGCTGAAAATGGGCATACGTGGGAACATACGGCCAACCTACCTATTGAAGACGAGGGCTGGCAAATAGGGCTTATCGTTGGCCCTTCAGGAAGCGGTAAAACTTCCATAGGTAAACAGATATGGGATAGCGGTATTACCAACCTCACCCAGTGCTGGAACCCGAACCTACCCATCATTGAAGATATTGCCCCCAATAAGTCAATGAACGAAGTAACCTCCGCCCTTTCAGCGGTGGGGCTTGGTAATGTACCCGCCTGGTTGCGCCCGTTCAACGTCCTTAGCAACGGAGAACAGTTTCGCGCAGGCTTGGCACGCCTTATTTGTGAGGCTCCGGATAAGGCCATAATAGACGAATTTACATCTGTTATCGACCGACAAATAGCCAAGATAGGGGCTTCGGCATTTGCCAAAGCGTGGAGGCGTATGCCTAATAAGCAGATTATTCTACTATCCTGCCATTACGATATCATCGAATGGTTACAGCCCGATTGGGTATATGATACGAGAGTATCAGAAGTAAAAAAAAGTCCCAAAACGACCTCCTATTGAACTCCAAATTTGGAAGACAAACGGTAGTTACTGGCGATTTTTTAAAGAGCATTACTATTTAGACCTACCACACCCACCTTGCGCCGAATACTTTGTAGGTACGGTAGGGAGCGAATTGGTATGCCATGTTGCTGTTACTCCTCTATTTACGGCTAACGCGTATCGTGCTACTCGTTTAGTGGTAATGCCCGAATGGCAAGGTGCGGGCGTAGGTACCCAATTCCTTAACTTTGTAATGCAGTACCATTTAGAGGGCAATGGGCGCCGTAATCGTAAGCTACACACCTTTTTCCATACCTCCCATCCTCAACTATGTAACTACCTACGCCACTCCAATAAGTGGGAACAAACCTCCGCTAAATTACATGGAGATAGCAAAGTCCGAAGTCAAGCCTCTTTGGAAAAAGCTAAAAAATTCACTCAAAATAAAAAATTAGTAACGGCCGGTTACGGTGGCCACTTTAGAGCTGTACAGGCCTTTAAATACTTAGGACAAATAACAGAAAAATCAACAGAAGACAATAATAAAGATGACACGAAAGTTTAAAGTATTCATCAGTGGACAAAAGTATTTTGGAAGAGAAATACTATCCCTATGTATCCGTAAAGGCTATGAGGTAGTAGGCGTATGTTGCCCTTTAGACGATAAGTATATCGGGCGTTTAGCAAGGCTACACAATATCCCCATACTACCTGCGGGAATGCTTACCTATGATACTATGCCCTCTGGGGTAGATTTAGGCATAACCGTTCACTCCTTCGACTATATAGGCAAGCGTACCCGCTACAAAACCCGCTTAGGGTGGATAGGATATCATCCTAGTCTTTTACCCCGACATCGGGGGCGCTCGGCTATTGAGTGGGCAATCCGAATGCGAGATATAGTAACAGGTGGGAGCGTGTATTGGCTCAACTCGGGTATAGATAGAGGAGATATACTATGCCAGGATTGGTGTTGGATATCGCCTAAGCTATACGCCAAATCACCCAAAGAAGCCGCCAAAGAACTATGGCAAAAGGAACTATTACCAATGGGCATATGTCTAATGGATAAAGCTCTCGCCGAGGTAGCCAGCGGTAAAATTACCAAAATCCCCCAACGCAAAGACGTAGATACCTTTGAGCCCAGTACCGAGGTAAAAGATATCTACAAGCCTGACCTACTAATGCTACCGAGAGCAAGGGCATAAAAAAACACGGATATGTAAGTTACATATCCGTGTTTTTTACTACTTTTGCCCTGCACTATTTTCGCCCAAAAAATGTACTTTTCATTTTGATTTTTGGTACATTTCGTTTTGCCGATTATACAATTCCTGAATATTCTTGTCGTCCATATACTCATCAAAGGTCATATAG